GAAGCTTTAAATATAGATATTTGGAAGTTACTTAAAAACCTTATAAGAAGAGCTAAAGAAGTTAAAACCGATATAGATAGTTTAAAATGATAATTACTAAAAACTTAACATTACAGGAATTAATAGATTCTAATACTGCAAAAGCTAAAGGAATTGATAATAGCCCTACTAATGAGCATTTAAGGAATTTAATTGAAATAGCTAATAATATCTTTCAACCTTTAAGAGATGGTATTGGTAAACCAATTAGAATTTCAAGTGGTTATAGAAGTGAAAAGTTAAATAAAGCTGTAGGTGGATCTAAAACATCACAGCATAATAAAGGTCAAGCTTTAGATTTAGTTGCTACTACAGGCTTTACTAATAAAGATATATTTGATTATATTAAAAAGCATTTAGAATTTGATCAAATGATTTGGGAATTTGGTACTGATAAAAACCCTGATTGGGTGCATATTTCTTATAATAAAGGTAAAAACAGAAAACAAGTACTTAAAGCAATAAAAAAAGATGGTAAAACTGTATATATTAATTATTAGTTTATTTTTATTTAGTTGTGGTAGCAGAAAAGCTATTGTAAATAAATCAGAAACTAAACAAGAAACTTCAAAAGAAACTACTACTACTTTAACTGATAGTAGTAATGTTACTATTAAATATGATGTAACTACAGATTTACTAACTGTATTCGCTAAAGACACTTTAAAACCATTCACTTATAATGGTAATACCTATTTTAACGCTGTTTTAAGACACGAAAAGAAAAAAGATAACACTTTATATAGTAAACAAAATAATGTTAAATATAAGCAAGTAATTAAGTATGTAACTAAAACTGTTACTGTAACTAAAACTAAAGAAGTTACAAGAAAAGAAAGTTATTTTAAATACATTTTATTTTTACTAGTATTAGTAGCTATTTACTTAGCTAATAAATACAAAAAATACTTTATTTAACAAATTGTTAATAACATAGTTTTTTTTAACTCAATTTTTCTCTATAAATTTGTGCTAGAATTTTAACACAAAGAATTATTATGAAATTAGAGTATATAGTTAATTGTAAATACTATGGTATTGCAAAAGTATATAATAAGGTATTTTACTCAGATAAGGAATACTTTAATTTTAAGGAATGGATAACACATAAGAAAGGATATACTAATGTTAAGTTTCTTAAAAAAGTAGTTGAAGATAGATCTGTATCTCCATTGCAAATTAAACTACAAAGAAAAAATACAAAAGATAAATTAAAACAATACTTATTACATAATAAAAAAGAAGTATTATTTTTTAAGTTTATATATTGTTTAATACATAATGATGAAATAGTTTATGTAGGTAAAACGATTAATATACAAAGTAGAATATTAGAACATAAAAAAGATAGTACTAAAGTTTTTGATAGCTTTTCTGTAATATCTCAATTACCAAATGAAATACCAGATAACGAATTACTTTCTTTAGAAGAAAAGTACATAAAGTTATTAAAACCTAAATATAACATTATACACAACAAAGTATAAACAAATTTGCTTACATTTGTACTATGAAAGCTAAAACAAAATCACAACTAGTAAAGGATTTAGATGCAGTATTTAGCAAATATATTAGATATTCTAAAGCAACTAATGGATATTGCACCTGTATTACTTGTGATCGTGAGTATGAAGTTAAAAAGATACACTGTGGTCACTTTATGAGTAGACAGTATATGAGTACCAGGTGGGATGAAAGAAATGTAGCACCACAATGTTATGGATGTAATGTAATGCAGCAAGGTAAACAATTTGAGTTTAGCTTAAAAATAGGAAAAGAACTATCAGAAGAATTATACTTATTAACTAAACAAACTAAAAAATGGAGTTTATATGAGATAAAAGATATGATAGAACAATATAAAGACAAATTAAAAGAATTTTCTTAGTTTTCATAGTAATTTTTGTTTGAAATTGGGTAGCGTAAAAGCTGCCCTTTTTTTTGCTATTTGTTAAAATTTTGTTAAAGTATTAATACTTAGTTTCATATTTAAAAAATAGTTATATATTTGCTTCATAATTAAAAACAAATAACTATGAAAGATTTAATTGATTACCAAAGATTCCAAGTAGAAGCTTTACAAAAGCGTATCTGTGAATTAGAAAAAAACCTTAACGAAGTAAAAACATATGTATTCGAACTTTGTGAAGATGATTGCCCACCAGAGTACAAAACTATTATTAAACAACAAATTTACAATTTAGAAAAGTAATGAAATTATTACACGAAAAACTAAGCAAAATCCAAGTAGAATTTAAATCGAATAAGAGTAAATTTAATTCATTTGGTAAATACAATTTTAGAAGTGCAGAAGATATTTTAGAAGCACTTAAACCATTTAATGAAAAGTATGGTGTTTATTTTACTATTAGAGAAATATTAGGTGATGTAAATAATTTACCTACTATTACTTCAATAGCAACTATACACGATATAGATGGTGTACAAGAAATTGAAGCTACTGCAATAGTAGGAGTAGATTTAGCTCAAAAAGGTATGCAGATTCCACAAGCTTTTGGATCAGCTTCTAGTTATGGTAAAAAATACGCTTTAGGCAACTTATTACTTATAGATGATACACAAGATGCAGATGCTACTAATACACACGTAAAAGAAAATAGTAAGCCAGTTGCAGAAGTTACAGAAAAAGAGTTATCTTGGCTGAATAAAAACACACCACAATATTCTCAAGCTATTGAATACTTAATGAAAGGTGGTAAGTTAGAAACTATAGAATCTAAATATAAACTATCAAAATCAGTAAAAGACGAATTATTAAAAATTAAATAAATAAATAACAATTAAATTAAAAATTATGAGTACATTATTAAACATTGGAATTAAACAACAAGATGGAAGTTATAAAAACTATACACTATCTTTAAACGATGAAACTAACGGATACGGACAAAATGTTTCTGTATGGGAATCACAAAGTAAAGAACAACAAACTGCTAAAGAACAAAGAAACTTTGTAGGTAACGGAAAAGTAGTTTGGACTGATGGGAATGTAAAAGTAGCTGATAAAGTTGTAACTAATACAGACCACAACAGCGTTAGAAATATTAAAGTAAATGCTGCAGAAGTAGTTGCTGATTTACCATTTTAATTTATCAAGGGTAGTGTAAAAGCTACCCTTTTTTTAAAACAATAATTATGAAAGTTTGCTCTAAATGTAAAAAGGAATTAGATTTTTCTTATTTTTGGAAACAAAAAGGTAAAAAAGATGGTTATAGAAGTAACTGCATATCTTGTTTAAAAAGTACAAGATTATTAAATAATGATAAAATAAAAGAAGCTAAGAAAATATACTATGAAAAAAACAAAGAAGTAATTAAAGAAAAAAATAGATTATATCAAAAAAACAACAGAGATACAATTAACGAAAACTACAAAAGAAGAACTAAAAACGATTATTTATTTAAATTAAAAAATTCTATTCGTTCTTTAATTAAAACAACAGTAAGAAATAAAGGTTATAAGAAAAATACTAAATCTGAATCAATATTAGGATGCAGTTATAGTTTTTTTAAAGAATATATTCAGAATCAATTTAAAGAGGGTATGAACTGGGATAATTACGGAAAATGGGAATTAGATCATATTTATCCAATATCTTTAGCAAAAGATGAATTTGAAATATATAAGTATAATCACTATACAAATTTTCAACCTTTATGGTCTTATGAAAACAAAATAAAATCAAACAAACTATGTTAGCTAATTTAATAGATATTCAGAAGAACATACTTGATGTAAAGTATGGTAGATTAAAAGAGGGATTAAAAATTAATATTCCTGAATTCGATGAGCATATAAGGTTTAAGCCATCAAATTTTAATGTAATAATTGGACATAGTAATGTAGGTAAAACAACTGTTATTCTTTACTTAATGACTATGTACACAATAAAGCATAATATTAAGTGGTTAATCTTTTCTTCAGAAAACACCTCAACTTCAGTAGCTAGAAAAATACTAGAATTTGCAAGAAATAAAGCAATACAGCAAATGACTGATGATGAAATAGAATATGGTTTAAGTTGGGTATTACAGCACTTTAAAATTATTGATGTAGATAAACTATATACTTACAAAGATTTGCTTAAAGAAGCTAAAGAAATACATAATGAATGGCACTACGATGCTTTACTTATTGATCCATACAACTCACTTGCAAAAGATAGAGATTTAATGAAAAATGTAGGTAGCCACGAATACGATTATCAAGTATCTAGTGAAATGCGTTTATTTTGTAAAGAAAATCAAATATCTATTTGGTTAAATACTCACGCTGTTACAGAAGCCTTAAGAAGAACACACCAAAAAGAACACGAATATAATGGTTTGCCAGTTCCACCTAATATGGCAGATGTAGAGGGTGGTGGTAAGTGGGGTAATAGAGCAGATGATGTATTTACTATTCACAGATATACACAACATCCTACAGATTGGATGATTAGTGAAGTACACGTAAGAAAAGTTAAAGAAGTAGAAACAGGTGGTAGACCAACTTCAATAGATGCACCTATTAAATTAAGAATGATGCCTAACAATATTGGTTTTACTTATGCAGGTGTAAACTTACTACAAGCAAAAAATATTAAAGGATTGGACTTTTAGTTATCTAGTTATTAAAAATTAATTAATATATTTGAACAATGGAAAAAATAACAATAAAAAATCATATTTCTGATCTAAAAACTACTACTGCAAAGATGCTAGTTTATAATTCTGATAATTCAGAACTACTTGCTTACTTTAAAGATATTACTTTTAAGTTAGAAATGATTGAGCAGTTAATTGATATAGAAGATAGTTTAGATTTTGGAGTTATTGAACAAGCTTTTAAAACGATTTTAAAGCAAGATTCCGAACTAACTAATGTAGAAATTAACATACAAGTTAAACCAGCATTAAGAGAAACAAAAATAGGTAAAATAAAAGCTAAACTTTTTAATTATGATATTGCTTACTAGTTTATTAATATTTACGCTTATTACTTGGGCAGTTTACTCAGGCAAAGAATTACAATTTGCAATTATACACGGTTTTATGGTAGGTGCTTTATATGATGTAGATCAAGAAGAAGAAGTAAACTATCATACTATTCAATTATTAATAGGTGTATTAAGCATCAGTATATTATGGGAATCTTAGAACAGGTTGCAAAACACCACGATTATTTTGTAGAGTTAGCTTCAGTATTTGATAGCGAATTTGCAGAAGATATCGTACAAGAATTTTACTTATTGTTACATAAATACAAAGTAACAGAAGAACAAATGTTTACTAATGGCAAATTGAATAGAGGTTATTGCTTTATTATTATAAGAAATATACACTTTCAAATTTACAATATTAAGAAACGAATAGTAAAATGCGAAATAAACGAAGAAATTTATAATTTGATTGATGATTTTGATATAGAAAAAGAGTTAGAATGGAATAACTTTAGAACTAAAGCAGAATCAGAAGTAAACAACTGGGATTGGTACGATAAAAAACTATTTTCTATTTATAGAGATTCTAACATAAGTATTAGAGGACTAGCAAAAGAAACAGGAATAAGTTTTGTAAGTATATTTCACTCACTAAAAAAGCATAAAGAAAAATTAAAAGAACTATTAAAAGAAGATTACGATAACTTAAAACTATAAACAATGGCAAAAAGAAAACCAAAAGGACTAGGTGATACTGTAGAGCAAATAACAACTGCTACAGGTATTAAAGCAGTAGTAGATGCTGTATCAAAAGCTACAGGAATAGATTGTGGATGTGATGCAAGAAAAGAAGTTTTAAATAAGCTTTGGAGTTACAGAAAACCAAACTGCTTAGAGCAAGAAGATATAGAATTTTTACTACCTTACTTTCAGTTTAAAAAAGAAACTTTAACACCAAAAGAACAATGGAGAATTAAAGATATTTATAAAGCTGTATTCAATGAGGTAATACAAGATAGTAACTGTGCTAGTTGCTGGAGGGATACTTTGAACGACTTAAGAAAAGTTTACGAAACTCAGCAAGATGCATAACTGGAAAGAACAAGATCTATTTCTTTTTTTAAAAGAGAATATCTACAAAGATTTGGTTAAATCTAAAAACCAAATGAGTCGATGGGATTGCTACTCACCACAATTCAAACACAGAATAGAGTTGAAGTGTAGAACAGCACACTACGATAATATGCTTTTAGAAAAAAAGAAGTATGATGCTATGATATCAGAATGTGAAAAGCATTTAGATATACCAGTTTATATTAATTCTACTCCAAGAGGTGTTTACTTTTGGAATTTATTAAAGATAAACCCTGATTGGGAAACTAACCACAAAAACCCAGCTTCTACTCATTTTAGTTTACGCTACAAAGTATCTAAAGAAGTAACTTATTTAAAAATACAACCTGAAAACATTTTAAAAGAAATATGAATATAATACAACTAGAATACTTAAAATCAATTATCTTAGGGCAACTATTATTAGAAGCTAACGATAATTTAAAAACAACTACACAATATAGACAAAGTTTAAAGAATAGAATTAACTCTTTAAATAAAGACCTAGAGCATATTGTAAGTGAAGAATATGTTAAGATGCATAAATCAGAACCTGAAATGCTTTTAAACATAGAAAGAAAAATAGAAAGTTTAGTACATAAACTAGCAACTAAAACTATTGATGAATTAGTAATGTTAGAAGCTATTATAGAAAAGTACGAAACTAATAAAGAATGGTTTTTAGAATATGCAGAATCTGACTTTTTAAAACTAGAATAATGATACAGTTGTTTAATGGTGATTGCTTAGAAGTTATGAAGTCAATACCTGATAAAAGTATTGATGCCATAATTACAGATCCACCTTATGGAACTACAGCTTGTAAATGGGATAGTGTTATTCCTTTTGATTTAATGTGGGAGCAACTTAATAGAATTATAAAGCCGAATGGTGCAATAGTTTTATTTGGAAGTGAACCTTTTAGTAGTGCTTTGAGAATGAGTAATATTAAGAATTATAAGTATGATTGGATTTGGGATAGAAAAATGCCAAGTGGACATTTAAATGTAAAAATAATGCCTTTAAAATATCACGAAATAATTAGTGTTTTTAGTTATAAAAAACATTTGTATAATAGACAATTTACTAAAAAAGATAAAAAAAATCAAAGACCAAATAAATATAAAAATTTAGATATTAGAAATAAAAATATAGGTGAAATTATAAATAAAAAAGAAGTTTTTGGCAAACATAAAGTAGGTTATTCAAATAATAATGATGATACTGTATGTAATCCAAAATCTATAATTTCATTTCAAAATAGCAAAAAAAACAGATTGCACCCAACCCAAAAACCAGTTGAATTAATAGAATACCTAATAAAAACATATACAAACGAAAACGAAACTATTTTAGATTTCACAATGGGTTCAGGAACTACAGGAGTAGCTTGTAAGAATTTAAATAGAAAGTTTATAGGTATTGAAATGGATAAAAATTATTTTGAAATAGCAAAAAAAAGAATAGAAAATCATATAGTAATTAAAGAATTATTTTAAATGGCAACAATAGACACAAGAGCAACCCAGTTACATTACGAAAATAACAAAGGTTATGATGTAATAGATTTTATAAAAGATTATGGCTTAAACTTCAATAGAGGTAATGTAGTTAAATATTTAGCAAGAGCAGGTAAAAAAGACAATGAACTACAAGATTTAAGAAAAGCTTTAGATTACTTAGAAAGAGAAATAGACCACTACGAAAGATTACAAGCTGAATGGATTGAATCAATTAAATAAATATAATTATGCCAATACCAACACCACAACCAGAAGAAAAAGACAAAGAGTTTTTACAAAGATGTATGATTGACGATAAAATGGTAAAAGAATACCCTGATAAAGATCAAAGATACAGTATTTGTATAACGCAAATTAAGGGAAGCAAGTAGCTTCCTTTTTTTTGTTAAATATTTGTTAAGAAGTTTTTTTATTCAAACATAAGTTTTATATTTGCTTATAATTTAAAAACAAACACTATGAACAAACAAGAAATTATTTTAAAACTAGAAAAATTATTAGCTTTATCACAAGCTAGAGAAGATGTTTACTTAATAGCTAATTTAACAGATGTTATAGCAGCTTTAAGCAACGAATTTGATTTAAGTGATATGTATGCACAAGAAATTAGAAACGCTTTGCAAATGGATGAAACAGAACGATTATTAAATAACATTAAAATAAGATAAGATGATAACTACATTTGATGGCAAACACTGGGATAAACAAGAAATATTAGATAATATGTATGATGATAGTTTTTACTATGGTTACTTAGGACAAAACGCTTTAAGTAGTTCAAGTATTAAAACTTTATTATCTTCACCTAAAACTTATTACTTTACAACTAAATACGGTTCAGGTGAAACACAAGC